AAGAACAGTTGTAACCGAGGGCAATTTTTTGCCGCTCGGTGTAACATAAAATCTTTCGCCTGTGCTTTCGTCTGTAGGCAATTGCTTTAATTCAGGCAATCCCTCAACGAATTTAAACTTCTTCATTCCTCACTACCATTACCACCATCGCCACCAGAAGAACTAGGCGATTTTCTGGCCAGAACTTTCTTCTTTGGACTTCCGAAATCATCATGTGCTGCATAGTCAACAGTCTTCATAGGCTTTTTGCCTACTGCTTCTAGAATTTGTTTTAGTGTTCTCATGTCTCGTTCCATTTCTTGAGTATCCAGGATGAACTATTCTTCTTGTTTTCGCCACCAACACCAAAGACAAACTCAACATCATCTATACCACAATTCATTTCTGGAATGTTCTCTTTAGTTCTGTCGCCTCCGTTCGCAAAGATAATCGTGTGATCTGGATTCTCTTCTCTGATTTTGCGAATAGCATCAATCGCTGAGTTGTCCGAATCATCAAACGCAAAACATTCATCTACGCTCCTTAAATTTGATAGAATTATGTGACGTTCAATCCAGGGCATGAACGGTTTACCTTTTTTATGTGTAAGCCATTCGTCGCTGTTCAAACCAACAAACAGATAATCACCAAGTTTCTTCGCTGCATTGATATATTCAATGTGTCCTGAATGTATCGGATCAAATCCGCCAGTGATAAGAACTAGTTTTGGCATTTAGACCTCTCGTATTCTTTTTTCTTTGCTTCGTAATATGCCCAAGTTCCATACATACCAACTGGCTTGCGATCTTCTTTTGCAAGACATTCTTTGATGTATTTCATGCAGTCTTCACTGTAGTCACTCATACTTTACTCCGTAGTAAATCTTGCTGGGGCTTTTTTCTTTGAAGGTCTAAGTTCTGTCTGAAAGGGAGATTCTGGATTATTATACTTCAATCTTCCGCCAACTTTTTCCGATTTATCTTTTCCTGGAAATCCTGTTTCGTTAGTGCCTATTAGTCTAGCAGTTTTGCCGTTGTGATGCAAGACAGAATCTTGATTAAAATGCTGTCCTAGTCTACGACCAAATGCTACAAGTTCTGCACCAGACTCGCGACCAGCTTCCTTTGCGTGAATGACATGAGAGCTTTCTTTATTGCCCTCATATTGTCCTTCGGCTTTTCTTACACCAAATCCAGCTTTACGAGCCATAGAAACAAGTTCTTTGTTTCTTGCTGAGATTTGTTTCTTTGTTAGACCAGGCCTTTCGGTAGACACTGCTATAAAATGTCTGCCTTCTTTTTCCAGTTTGTTCATACGAGAAAGAGGATTACCTTCCTCAATCGTTCCATACTTTCGCATACGCTGAAGGTCGGTCATTCTATCTGTAGATGAGAAGCTTCCGCCGAATGGATCATCATTGCCCAATCTCTTATCTCTAGCTTCACGCTCTTTTGGCGTTAACATTCTTGTGCTATCCATACCGCCCATCTCGGCGCGAGTGTGAAACTTCTTCTCTTTTGGATCATAAAAGCCAGCTTCGCCCTCAGCAGGTTTGCCTGGCTCTGTCATGTGTCTTTCACGAATTTCAGCATGATCTTCGCCGCGACGACCTCTCAGTATTTTTCCTGATGGATGTCGAATAGCAGGCTGAACTCTTTCACGAAATGATACTTCTTCTGCTAGATATTCTAAAAACGTTTTCATTGTTTTCTTCCTAAAAGGGTACGCATTGTTGTGACATGTTCTCTGTCTTTTGCCTTCTCTACTTCAGGCAATTCATTATACGGAACATGTTGTGCAGCATTATAATCAGCTTTGGGATTACGCTTCATCCATTCATTATGTACATGCTCAGAGGCGGCTTCCGTATCATTTCTATGTTTACGAATTGCCATGAGAGCAGCCTTACCAGCAGCAAGGTTTTCTTTTTGCCAGTGCGGATGAAGTTTATCAAAAGGCACATTGATATTTTCTTCTTTTCCAGTAACTGGATTTTTTTTCGGTCTTTTTGCTCCTACACCTTCGCGCTTTTCGAATCCTTTACGCCAATCTTCATGCGCTTTAGAAGCAAATTGACGGACAACTTCTTGTCCTCTACCTTCTAATAATAAAAATTCTTCTCTGATAAATCTCTCTAAGTTTTCTTTCATAGTCCCATTGCGTCCTTTTGAATGATGTATGATTTGACGAGGCCAGAACGAACGATATCTTCTTTCTGAAACTCAACATGTTCAAAAGTATTTATTCTTTTTGTGATAGCCATCAACTGTGTGATGCCTTCTTTTTCGTGTGGCTTTGTCAAGTCTGTCTGTCTAAAGTCGCCGCAAACAATCAGACGGCTTTCATCGCCCATTCTTGTCATTACTGTATCTGCTTCTTGAAAGGACAAGTTCTGACTTTCATCCAGAATCACAATCGCATTGTTGAATGTGATACCACGCAAGAATGAAGTTGTCGTAAACTGTACAAGACCCTTCATCTTGAGAATGTCATAACCATCACCACGTCCAAATAGATTGTCGCAAATCTCGCGGTATGGTTCTTCGTAGACAGCAGCCTTCTCTTTCATAGAGCCAGGAAGAAATCCCATGTCTCTGGAAGGTACAACTGAGCGAACAATGATTATCTTATTGTATATTAGACTGCCTGTCAAGATTTCATTTAGAGCAAGATAGAGCGCACAGAATGTTTTTCCTGTACCAGCAAATCCGTGAAGCATTAGGTGATATCCTTGACGATATGCATTGAATGCTCTTTCTTGATTTGGTGTTAGAGGCTTAATGTGCTTCAACTCAAAATGAGCAGCCTGCTTCTGTGCATCTGGTGTAGTCTTCTTGTTCTTAGGTTTCTTAGACATTTTGTCTCCTTTAAAAGCAAAAGAGGACGAATCGCCTGCGCGACCGTCCTCTTTCAAAAAATGTGTAAACTTTTTAGTTCTCATATTTCCTTACGGATATGCCAACGCTTTTCAATCTCGCTTTTGTTAGCGCCTGGTACCTGCTTTACTCGGTTAAGCACATACTTTTGAAAATCTGCTGGCGGTTTTGTGACACCAATACCTACTGGGTCAACAAGGTTCATACGGAATGTTTGATTGACCTTGGGATTGTCCTCAAGGAATTGTTTTAGTTCTTCATAGGACATAGTGAGTTCAAACTCCTCACTCGTCTCTGTATCTTCAAATGAATAAACTGGCATAATCTTATTTAGTATCCTTTCTAGCTGCCCATGCCGCCAATAGTCCGATCTGTTCGTTCATACAGTTGCGACCAATCAACACCATATGCAGGGCATACTTCTATATATTTGGGCAGATTGTTTTGGTCCTTCTCACCGAGTTCACCACACACGAACCAAGTGTCAGGCAGTTGTTCTGCATAGATCCGACGAATGATGACCTGCTGCCTCTCTATAATGTCCATCATCTCAGCAATCTCAGTTGCAGCGTCCTTTACAATACAGGATGATTCATAATCTGGCTGCTTCATATAGATAGAGCCAAGCTTAGTAAGCAACTCTTTAAGTTCGGCGTGATTCATCATACAGTTCCTTTGCTCTTTCAATGGCCTCTTCAAGCAATGCTTCATCATGCTCGGTCATCATGTCCCGATCAATCATAGCCAGAGTGAAAATCACTCCGCGCATTTTATCAATCTCATTCTGCTGTTCTACAAGCTTGGCTGATGCTTGTGCTAGTTCTGCTTCCATAGCGCGGATTTCACATCCTTTATGAAAGGCATCAATCATATCCATGCGGGCTTTTCGCGTTTCGTCCATTTGTGCATTCTCTCTTTTGCGATACGATAATAGTTGCGATAGGATTCTACGTGATCATTAGGCACTTTGTATTCATCAGGCATTGCAGGCGTCACTGGCGTTAGTTCAGCAATCTTGATGTTCTTTGGCGGATAAACGAGCCACTGTGACATAGCTTCACACTTATGGACTTTGCCATAACGATATGTATACTCATCCATCAGGGCAACAAAATGCTGATAAAGCCAGCCGTAGTTATGAACCGTAGCACGACACCACACAGCCGAAGGATGATTGATATGCGTAGCCGAATATAGCACTTGCTCACGATCATCAGGCAAACGCCAACGCTTTACATTGCGACCAGTCTTGGTCTTGTCAGTGTATTGTTCGCCATCTAGAATGCGATGAGCGGTGGACAAAAGCTGTGCGCTTTCTAAAACCATTTTCACGATATGTTTATCCACAAGCCACATTGCAGACTGAATCGGATCTTTATCTACGGCAAAAATGTTCATGTGTTATTTTCCAAATACCTTATTGCGTTCTGTAGAATCATTATATCATCTTTTGCATTACCAAGCAAAGTATTACAACTGAAACATAGAAGTCCTCTGACATTTCCTGTGGTGTGAGAATGATCTACACACAACTTATCGTAACGATGATCGGTATCGTTTCCGCATATGTCACACTTGAAGTTTCGTTGCTCATGCATTTGAATAACTTCCTCTTGCGTCAGACCATACTTCTTATAATA